TTGCAGGTGTAGCTGTTCCTATACCAACTCTATCAGTATATCCAGCAGCATTTACTACTAAAGTATTTGTATCTACAACTAAATCTCCGAATGTTCCTGTGCCTGTTGTTGAAAGATTGCCACCTGTTATGGTTAGTGTGCCATCTGTGAGGGTGTCTGCGGTTAATTGTGCATCAATAGTGTAACTACCCGTTCCGAATGTCCCTGCTAATACTGAGGCTGCTGGTACTCCTGTTATGTTAGTACCTGTAAATGTAGGAGTACTGGTAGTTCCGATATCTTGAATAGTGTTTAATCTAGTACTTGTAATTTTTAAATTATCAGTATTATAAAATACACTTGCTGTGGTTCCTGCATATTGAAGTCCACTTCCCCAAGTAATATTAGGTTGTTTGCCATTGAAGGTAGACCAATCAGTTGAACTTAAATACCCACTAGCTATTGAAGTTGCTAATGGCATTGAAATATTGTAAGTAGATAAATCTAATGGTAATGATACAGTTGTTGATTCAGTTACTTTCCCTGTATTTGTTGATACATTTGTATTTGCTGATACTCTTGCTTCTGTATAATATAAATTGCTTCCTTCAGATAAATTAGTTGTTGATTTCCCGCCTAACCAAGTATCAACTCTATCTGTGGTATAATAAAGATTAGTGTTTTCTGTTACTATTAATGTATCTAAAGTTTGCCATGATTTATCTCCTCTCCAATATTGAGAAGTTAATCCAGCAGCAATTGTTCCTTCTTTTGCATTTAAAGCATTTTGTAAATCTGTTTGGTTTGATAAAGTTCCTGTTATACTTCCCCACACAGCACCTGTCAAGGGCAATAAATTTATAGTATCAAAAGCTTTTTGAGCATTATTATCTGCTGAACTTAAATTTCCTGTCCAACTTGCAGTATCTGTTTGAATCTGGTCTGCAAATGGGTCATAGGCTTGAGCTTGAGTAAATGATAACAAGCAAAATACGGATAAGATAAATAAGTTTTTAATCATTGTATGCATAAAAGAATAACACCTTTCTATTACTTCTAATTCCTTCTATAAATGTAACTACTTTACCTGACAAAGTATAGTCAGTTCCTTCACCGTTTAATATCCCTTGAACGAAAGCTAACAATGAATTACCTGCTGGAGTAAAATCAAGTGTGAAAACTGTTTGTCCTGCAGAGGAAGTAATTTCTTGTTTGTTGTTTTTGGTTCTGCCAGTGTTTGGATTTTTTAATAATATGTTCATTAACCAACTAAGTTAGGTTTCTTCCACTTATTGTTCCCAACAATTTTCATTCCAGTAACTAAAGCATCTTCAATTTCTAATGCTGGAGACCATATTATTTTTAATTTTGCTTTTTGTTTTGGGTCTAATGATGTGGGTGCAAATTCAATTTTAACTTCTGGGTGATTTACTTCAAATTTTAAATCGGTTTTGAATACCTTTTCGTCTGGATTATAAATGTAGTATTCGAATTCTTTAACTTCGCCTACTTCCCCTTCACCTAAATCTAAAATGAAACCGTGCTCATCAGATTCAGTTAGTTTATTTTTTAATTCAAAGTCATTATAAAGTTCAATTTTTTTCATTTGATTTTCTCCCAAAACGATTTAATAACCCATCGTAAATTTTTTTCTTTTTTAAATTTAATTGAACTTCTAAATTTTCAGCTTCCTCATTCACCATAGGTTCGTCTTCAAATTGAAATAAAGTTTCAACTCTTTCTCTTATTTTGTCAAGTTGGCTTAGCATAGCCATATTATTTCCAGGTTCCACATTTATTTCAGTTCCAGGTTCTTTTCCTGCTTGGATTAATTCATCTCCTCCTTCGGCTTCATCTAATAAAGGCAGCCCAATTAATTCTCTTGCTTCGTTTCTTCTTATCACACTACCTAATTTAGCTATCTTTTCTACTATCCCGGACATCTTTTCTAAATCAATTTCTTGTTTGGGTGATTCATAATCAATTTCTATATCATCGTATCCAAATCCTTGTCTAATTAAAACGTCTGTTAAGTGATGAGATTCCAATTTCAATAATGGGATGATTGCGTCTGACTTGAATTGTCTTCTTTGTTCTTCTGAATTTAATTTTCCTGTTCCTACATCTATAATACCTAATACTATTGGTTGTAGTCCATATACAGCCATTATTTTATTCAATATCCATCTTTGATATTCCATGAATTGCATTTCTTCAGGACTTTCAGTCAATTTTGTAAATTTAACATCAGGAGAAGAAGTTATAACAAATCGTCCTGCTTTAGTTTTTGCTTGCGTCTTCCAAAACATTACATTCGCTTTCAATTTCTTTTCACTCATGCCTGGAAAACTTAAAACACCTGAAATCATTCCATCATTCTCTAATCTTCTTCTATTTAAAATTGCTGCTTGATTATCAGCTATAACTGTGTTATATACTGATTCAAGTGGTGATATTCCATAAGCACTACCAGCTATTGGATTAGCAATAAAATAAATTAACTCATCTATTTTAAAGTCTGCAACTGATGCTTGATTATACATTAATCTATAAGCCACACCTTCTTTAAAGTTGCCGTGGGTATCAATATTTAATTTTATTTTGTCTCCTGCCACATCATATAATTCAGTTGGTTTGTTTGATTTATCCTTTTCAGCTTCTTCTTGCTCTTTAATTTTAGTTTTTAATTGGGTAATTTCTTCTCTAGCATCAATCATTTCTTTTGAATTGAGTTCTTTTTGGTCTTTTTTATATTCAAGAGTTAGGGTTGTTAAATCTTTTACCTTTTGAGTTAACTTTAATTTCATTGATTTAGATTCTGAACTCTTTTTAACTATCTCTAAAGCACCTGCATCATAAATCAAAATGTCCCTTAAATATTTTCTTCGTATTCCGTCAAATGATTCGACTTTTGGGTTGGGGTTGGCTAATAAAGTTTCGATTTCTTTAATCTTTGTTTGTATCTCTTCGCTGTCTTTATCTTCCACTGACGCTTTTGGTTTGACTATTATTTTGTATTTACAAACTTCTTTGATTATTTTATCAATGCAAGCCCTTATCCAAGAATTATTCCAATAACAGTCCCATAGCTTATCATTATTTATACCTGATATTTGAAAAATTTTGTCAACATAATCATCACCAAATCCCGTTCCGTGAACAGACGCCTCTTCAACAATTCCTCTTGATGATTTAATTGTTTTTACATCTTGTTTGGGTAAATTAACCTCTAAAATTTCTGGCTCGTGTTTTTTCTTAAAAATATTCCACATGATTTTCCTCCATTAAAAACTAGTTCCCACCCAATCGCTATCAATTTCTCTTTCATAATCAAGAGCACTTTTAACAATTCCAGCACCGCAATCACCAACATCCTTTGAACCCCTATCGTTTCCTTCTTCTATGCTTCTTCGTAATGAGATTTCTGGATGGTCAACTTTATTATCTACTTTAATTAATTCTTCACACTCTCTTATAAAGACAGGGTATGCGTAGTAATCTACAGTTTTATTATATATTCTTTCTTTTAATGTTTGATAAGCTTCGTCTGTTTTATCAACAGATAGTTGCTCACATTTAATTCCCTTCTTATTTAATAGTTGCTCAAAATCAACTGAATTATGCACAAATACTCCAGCATCTAACGCAAAATTATGATACTTAGGAATTTCCATATCATAAACATCCTCGTACCCAAAAAATTTAACAGAAACAACTTTATGATTTAAAACCAAATTCCCAAATCTCTTTCTTCTTCTAATTAATGCTTGACTACAATTTAACTTTTGGGCTATTTCTTTTTGACTTAATTTTAGTTTAATTAATTTTTGTACTTTTTCTATAGTTACATCTAGTCGAGTATTAAAATTATCAATTCCATAGCTGGAAGTATCTCTTCTATTTATATATATATCATTCTCCCACAATTTTGTAACGGTATTAGAAATTTTATCTGTTACTATCTCTCTAAATTGTTTATTTTTCCACCTTTTTTTCATCCGTTCGCTGCTTTCTTTTAGCTGTTTTTCTGTTCTGACATAAAAACGTTTTACGCCTTTTCCATTTAAACTAATTCTTCTTAAAATATCATTCGCTTTTTTAATGCCATATATTTCTTTATATGTTTTTCCTTTACTTTTGTTTTCTATCCCAATATGAGCTAAACTTATATTCTTTCTTTGCTGGCTAGTTCGTTTTGTTCCCAAATTAAATTTAGCCACTAATTTTTGATGATATTTAATGTGTTTAATTTTATCCATCCAAGCAAGATTCTCTTTTGTATTATCTAGTTTATTAAAATTTTTATGGTGGATAACAAATCCATTTCTATAATATTTATTATAATTATTTGTATTATAATATTTCATAAAATGACGATGTTCATAAACCCATTTACCTTTTTTAGCTGGTTGGTATACTAGTCTATATCCTTTAATTCCTTTATTTTTAGAAATTTTTAAATATAGCGGCATTAACGAGTCGTTCTTTTTTAAATTCTTACAGTTTTTATATTCTCCATTTCGAAGCATAAAAGGATGTTCCCCCGTAGCTTTTATTTTTTCTCCATTATCTAAAGTAACTTCATAAACCGGAGATTTCTTTCCTGTCTTTCTTATATTTTTTGCTCTAGTAGGGATTATTTCTTCCCCATTATAACTATACACCCAAGGATTTTTTCCCACCAAATCTTTAATCTCTATTGATGTTCCATTTATCAATTTTATTTTTGTATCCCCAGTTAAGCACTGATAACCGTCTAAAGTTACTCTACCAAAAGGAAATCCTAAATCGTTTAATTTGAATAAAAAATCTCTAATTCTTTCAAAATCAATTTCTCCCTCAACAGCTCTTAATTGCATTAGAATATCAATATAGATATGAAGTGGAGCATCATCTAAATCAGGATTCTTTTTAAATAGATGACCAAATCCAAATCCTACAGCATCTCCTGTGTCTTTTCCTTTAGCTAAATCTATATGTGCAAAATATAATGCATCACTATGCTGTGACTTTAAGCTTGTTAATAACTTTTTTTCTATTTCAGATATATTTGATTTCAATTCCAATTCACATATTTCTTGTGTCTTGAATGGCTGAAACCAAGAAGCTAAAGTTAAATCATTTAAATCATCAGTCTTCAGGGGGTTGCCAATAAAGGGAGATATTCTATTTACATTGATGGCTTCTTTAATTTTTTCTCTATAAACAAAGAATGAATTGCCTGCTCCTTTCATTAAAATATTCTGTAATCTTCTTGCCGCTTCTTCAGGATTCTTTTTAAATGCTTCGTTATAGTCTTCTCTCGTTTTATCGGGTCTAACCTCCCAAGTTGCTTTTTTACTCCGATAAATTTTTTGTTCTGTTTTAGATTGTTCCCATCTATAATTCATATAATCATGTTCATGTCTAAGATATGATATTAAAATAATCCTAAAAGAACTACCATCTCTGCTGCCCCATCTTGTTTCGGCAGTAAACCATAAATTATCATAAATTTCTTTTGCTTTATGGGGTTTAAATTCTGCTATTTCATCAAATATAGCTAACAAAATATTCTTTCCTTCTCCTGAGTATTTAACACTATTCAAACTATGTGCTGTAATATTTTTTTTAAAATTAACTTTTGACATTTGTATATCTTTCATATCTCTTAAATCCATTCCTTTTTCAGCGAACCAATTTTTATTTGTTTTTGGATTTATAACTGCCTTCAGTGCTGTAGTAAATCTATTAAAAAATACATTTTTTGAATGAATCCCTGAAACACTAATATTGACTAAATCAATTGGTTCATTCTCGGTAAAGTTTAACCATCTTTGTGGTGAACGAAGACACATGAGAAAATAAGCTGTATAAATTAAGATACGAGCACAAGTAAAATCCTTACCTCCGCCTTCACCCCAAAATAAAAGGTATTCCAGGTAATCTTTATTCCATTCTTTACCCTTAAATAAGTTATTAAATACATCTAATTGTGGTTCTGATAACTCAGGCTTTAACCAATCTTTAAAAAAAACAACTGGAGATACTGGATATTCTTCCCAAACATCATCGCCTTGTTTGCTTTTATCAACTGTCTCTTCAACAGTTTTCTGTATTAACTTTGTAATGTCCATATATAGATAAAGAAAAATTTATATGTAGTAATATTTATTAAAAATAACCAAAAAAAAGGATAAAACCTTTAATCAGTCT